TCACCTAGGCCAGCGCCTTCTGCGGACTATAAGTCTGTGGTAAGCAACGGAGTAGAGCAGGACGCTGATGGTAACTGGGTGTACGCTTGGAAAGAGCAGGAGATGTTTACTGAGTACAAAGACAGTGACGACAAAACGGTCACAGTTGCCGATCAAAAAACAGCTTACGACGCGGCAAACACTGCTACTTTGGCGGCTTCGGAACGCTCTAAGCGCGATCTTTTGTTAGCGGAAACAGATCACTATGGGCTGTCCGATGTGACCATGACGGACGCTATGACGGCTTACAGAAAGGCTCTGCGTGATGTGCCGGGGCAGTCAAAGTTTCCAGCTTCTATTACATGGCCTGAAAAACCCTAATGAAACGATTGTTGATTGTTGCTGCGTGTTTTTTGTGGCCTGCCTTATTGTTGGCGGAAGAAACGACGACCAATATAAACACGACATCGTCAGCCACCAGCACGAGCACCAACAATAATGAGAACGTGAATACTAATGCGACGACTTACACGGGTGAGTCCACGAACACCAATTTAAGCACAAATACCAATACCAATACGAATTCAAATACAAACGTAAATACGTCAGTGATTGATTCGACTTCCAACGCAAACAACGTCAACCTTAATCAGAATGTTAATACGACGGATTACACGGGGTTGCTAACAAACATCAACACTAATAACAGTACAAACACCAACACCAACACCAACACCAACACCAACACCAACAATAGCACCAACACCTCGGTGAGTACTGCCACTAATGTCAATCAGAATTCAAACACTAGCAGCAACGTTAATTTAACGACATCGGATACAACCATCAATCAGACGAGTAGTTCTACGTCAGACGTTAATTCGACTAACAACAACGTCAATAACAGCAACAGTAACTCCGTAAGCACGTCAACCCAGAGAGTTACTCAGGATATAAACTCGCCGCCGCCCAGTGCAATAGCGCCCAGTATTGGTAGCTCTTACTCACAGGACTTGTGTACTACTGGGATTTCGGGAGCGGTGCAGACTCAGATATTTGGATTTTCCACCGGCAAATCCATTCGAGATAAGAACTGCGAAAGAATTAAGTTAAGCAAAACTCTTTTTGATATGGGAATGCGCGTAGCGGCTGTAAGCCTTATGTGCCAAGACTATAGGGTTTGGTCGTCGATGATGGACGCCGGGACGCCCTGCCCCATTGACGGAAAAATAGGAGATGAAGCCAAAGCCTTATGGAAAAAGTATTCTGATCGCGTTCCTCCAGAAGAAAGGCGGATGTGAGATGAAACGGCTTATTGGCGCAGTTATTCTGCTTTACGTTTTTACAGGATACGGACAAGCAGAAACTTCTAAAAACTTATTGGGTAATCCAACGTCCACGGGCCCCGTCTTGTATAACGCAGAGGCTAATACTTATCAGTATAGCTATCAAACTGGGCAAGTTACGGCATCTGGGCCCTTGCCACAGTATGACCCCTTACAAATTTTAACGCTTATCTGGTCGTTTGATGCGCTGTACAACTGCAACAATTCTATTGGCGGCTACTGTGGCGATCCCGATGGCAAAGAAGATGAAATATCTGCATTTCTTGAGGTAGACAATTCACAGGGTGACGTTGATGCGCGGAATGTGTTTACTCTACAAGATTATTCTACAGAGTGGCAGACGTTCACCGGCAATGAAACCTATGACTTTAGCAGTGCTTACGAAAGCGTAAACTTTAGAATAGAAGGTAAAGATAGAGGGTATTGGGCGGGATACTACGGGCCAAAGGTTAGAAATCCCTCGGTGGTGGCTATTTACACTCCTATAAACACTGGGACTACTATTGTTTCTACTTGCGCTACCTCTCAAAATGATCTGTCTTGTGATGGGTATGGAAGCAATACTACCGTAGAACAGCCGGTAATCATTTATCAAGCGCCGGAACCACAGCCTCCAACCTTTGGGGATCAAGCAACCAATACTGTGTTTGGAGATTCTCCTGACGACTTTTTGTTTTTAGATCAGCCTGACGCCACGGGTCAGCCAATGGTAATAAGGCAGGTGGAGTCTACGCAGGTCTATCAAAGCACACCGCAAGAGGAAGGGATGATGGGCTTGCCGCCCGCACAAGGAATACCAAAAGTAAAAGACGAGCCCTCTATGCAGGGGATACCAAAAGTAAAAGACGACCCTTTTGTGCGAGGAATACCCGAAGTAAAAGACGACCCTTCCGCACTTAAAGAGCTAGAGCAAACAATTAAAATCGAACAAGATCCTGTGGAGATTCAAGAAGCAAGACAGATAAGGGCCGCTAGATCCGAAGAGATTATGGAAGAGGCCGCCCGAGTAATAAGAAGATCTAGGCCCGAGCCCGACTTAATTCAACCCGCTTCTGTGGCTGAGTCCACTGAAAAGGCAAAGCCTATTGCCGTGGAAAAAAAGCTAGTGCCCGTTGAGGTAGCCGCAAAAACACGAGAAAACCCTGTTGATAATGTTATAAGTTCCGTGAGTAAGCCCGCTGTCGATGCGGTTGGAATTGCTTTATCTTTAGTGAACCAACAACCTTTTCAGGGGCAACAGTCCCCTCGGGGTCAACAGACTGGAAACACTCAAGATCAAGGTCAATCTAGCCAGTGGGTGTCAAGTCAATCTAGCGGGGCAAGCTATTGGAATCCTGCGGGACAAGAAACCCAGGTTGCACAGGTGCTAGAACAGCAACCTTTAAATATTGCGACATCTGTTGATTTAGCACCGCCCTCTCAAGCTCAGTTTGAAGAAGATTTTAATGACGCAATAGCCACAGGTCAGAGTGTCGGGCAGTTTTTGAGCGCCCAGCAGCCGGATTTTAGTCGCTTTGAGGTTGCACCACCTAGCGTAAAAGAGCAAAAAGTAGTGCAAAGGGCAACGGTATCCATACAGACAATGACGCAAACAGAGATTGAGCAGAGCATGGAGGCGCAATTAGAAAATTTGGAGGATACCGGCGGCTTTACAGACCAAAGCCTTACTGTATTTTTGATTTCTAACACGTCAGCCTTGACTCAATATCAGGGCATTAACTTATCTGACCGCAATCAATTTTATAAAAATACTCAAATCTATTCCAAGAATTCTCCACAAGCCGACCCTTTAGGGGTGCTAAGATTACGTGGATCAGAAAGGTTTGATGAGTTGGTGGACCCCCAATGGCGCAGGTAGAGTTCGCGGGACTAAAAATATCGGGCGGCAAGCTACTGCTTGCGATTCCGTTTCTAGGCAGCATTTTAGCCGCTATGTGGGGCGGATTTGAGCTTTATCAGCGATTATTGACGGCAGAGCAAGCTATAACTGAATATGTCTCGCCCGATTTTAGTCAATATGATGAGGCTTTAGCCGTTATTGACACCAAGATAGGCAATGTTGATTCTTTGACTATGGCACTGGAAAGAGAGCTAGACCGCCTACAGGCCGATATAGACGTTGTAGAGAAAATTGCAAGAAACACTGATGACACGGTGGCTGAAGCCACTAGAGAGATGAGAGATGATGTTTACGCCCTTGAAGAAAGGGTCAACGACAGTCTCAGAGAAATAAATAGTGAGTTAAGAGTTATGCGTGATGATTTAGAAGAGCGTATACAAAGAATTTTAGACAACCCACTTAACATAGAAGAGTAGCTAGCAAGGGAAAGTGCATGGATCAGGGCATGATCAACATTTTTATTACCCTCGGCGCAGGTGTTTTTGGGTGGCTTATGAAGACGCTATGGGATTCTGTTAGAAGCTTAGAGGCCAATGTTAGTGGCATAGAAGTGCGTGTCGCTGGTGATTACGTTAGGCGTGACGAGTTTCGGCAAGACATACAGCGCCTTTTTAATAAGCTGGACACAATAGAAGCAAAAATAGACTCAAAGGCCGATAAATAATGCCAAGCACAAGTGCTTTTTCAGCCTTTCCTTTTGGTTCTGACACCGAGGCTGGACCTGTTGGAGTTGCGGGCCTTTCTGCCACGAGTGGTGTTGGCAGTGTATCTGTAAACGGAGCCGCAGACGCTGTAGTCACGGGGCTACAGGCAACAGGTAGCGTTGGGCAGGTACTTTTTTCA